TCCTCCAGTGTTATCTGTATACTTGTACCAGCCAGCTTGCCCAGCTGAAAAAGTAGTTGTTAATGCAGAATCTGTATACAACTCATCAGTAGCAATAGGGGTAGAAGAGGAACCGTTTTTGTATACCTGATTTCCAGCGTTAAGCTGACAAGCCTCTCCTTGTTCAGCAGTATCACGGCTTATACTACCATCATATCCCGAAGCAGAAGCACTGTGATTGTAGCTGTACCACTCACTCATAGATGCAGGTCTAGCATTATTAGGGTATGACGAAGAAGCGGTGTTTATAGTTGCGTATGTTCCTGACTCAGCAGAGTCCAAAGAGATGGTAGCGCTACTTGTGCGCCCCAGCTCAGTGTTTATCTCTGACATCTTTATAGTCCCGCTACTTTGTAGAGCCATCTAGTTTAGCTTTTAGTTCATCAATTTGAGCTTGCTGTTCTTTCATTGCTTCAATAAGTACACCTACTAAGTTACCGTAAGCGACAGAGTACATACCACTATCATCTTTGTGGACAGCTTCTGGCATAACCTCAAGCATCTCTTGCGCTATAACACCAATAGAGCGTCTCTCTTCACCTATCTTATTGTAGCCTACACCTCGCATAGCTTTGACCTTGTCAAGGGCGTTAGGGATGGTTTCTACATTCTCTTTAACACGAGCGTCAGAGTAAGCAATTACATCACCTGTAGCACGGATAGTACCGCTAACATCAAGTGCGTATGACGGGTCTGTTCTTTTAATACCTACATACTGAGATGCATCTAGGATAAGCTTGTTGCCTACAGCTCCAATCTTAGGTATGGTAGAGGTAGAGTCATCTAAGAATCCAACGTAAGAACCAGAGTCTGATGAAGCTGTTAGTATACCTATATCATTTGTTCCACTATCTACAGTTAAATTGTAAGACGGGGTAGCAGTGTTAATACCAACGTTACCACTATCGTCTAAGAATACTTCAGTGTTTCTACCAGCCGTGGTGAGAGTTAAGTTTGTAACAGAGTCAGTACCCGCTATGTCTCCTATGGTTAGAGCAACAGTGGCTCTATTTATAACGGATGCACCTTTAACAGCTATATCACCATTAACGTCAAGCTTTTGGGTGGGACTAGTAGTCCCGATACCTACGTTGCCATTAGGTAATATTACCATCTTCTCAGAAGAATGACTACCAGCAGTAGTTACATTGTTAGTAGCAAACACTAATGCACTTCTTTCTTGTGCTGGTGTATCAATTAGTCTACCTCCAATCCAAAAATGTTCACCTGTGTATGTAGTTCCCCAAGAACTGTTTTCAGGGTCAAGATGCATAAAACCAATCCCGCCCCAGTAATTACCAACAGATTTACCAGTTCCCGCAGAGCCATTAAATATCTTAACAGCTGTAGACTCTTCACTAATTGAACTATTAAAACCTCCACCTCTAAACAAGTGTGTTCTGTATGTTGATTGATGCCAATCATTAGATACATTAAATATACCTGCACCACTCTGAACGTGCAACTTAGATGCAGGACTCGTAGTCCCGATGCCCAGGTTACCACTACCGTCAAGAGTCATAGACTGTGACAGTGTTGCGGCAGAGTCTACAGCTACTGTTTGGTAAGCACCTGTCCACCATTGATGTGTAGAGCCGTGCTGTACGTATGCTGACCTCTCTAGGTTAGCTAAACCTGAAGAGCTTAGGAACGCACCAGCAGCTGTTGTAGATGGCTTAACACCGTATCCAATAACAGCACCACCAGAACTATATGAAGTACCAATAGTAGTGATGTTTCCGTTACTGTATTTACCTACAAGGAGTAAAGAACCGCTTGTACTGTTAGCTGTCCCCGCCCATATAGCTCCTTCAACGTGTAGTTTCTCGCTAGGACTAGTAGTCCCGATACCAACATTCCCAGAAGAGCCAATACGCATTCTTTCAGAATAATTAGCCCAATTTTCATCGCTTGTTGCAAATCTTAAAGCAGTGTCTTTGTCCCAGTTTATAACATTTTGAGCTGTTACATCAGCTAACATTCTTAAATGCGAACCATCGCCTGTTGTATCATTAGATTGTATTATTCCATCAGCAGCACCAGATACAATTAATTTTCTATCCGGACTCGTAATCCCAATTCCTACGTTGCCATTAGAAAGTATGGTTACTTTAGTTGAGCCATCGGCTTGAATATAGGACTCAGTACCTAAAAAGTTTAATCCGTATTGAGTTTGAGTAAGTATTCCCATTTATTATGATATTGTGTATGAATGTGTTCCGTAGTGATCTGTAACTCTTACTACCATCTGACCAAAAGAGCCATTTGTGTAGCTATGGACTATTTCCAATTCACCAGAGTTGGTAGTACTACCACTTTGTCCGTTTGTAATAGTAAAAGTGCTTCCCGATAAACCGCCAATATTTTCTATTGCGTGCCAGTGATGTGCAGTGTGATTGTTTGTCCATATACCTCTTATATACAGATTATTGTTTGTACCACCGTTAGTTTGGTGAGCGGTAATAACAACTTCAGATGAATGATACGAACCCGAAGACAACGTTAGTGTATGGTCTGCAAAACCTGTAAACTTGTAATGAGATGTTCTATCATCTCCCACTTTAGTTACCTTATAGTCTGAGGCTGGCTGAACGTCTAAAGGAGCCCCAGGACTAGTAGTCCCAATACCTACGTTGCCTGAGCTGGTAATACGCATACGCTCATCAAATGAGCCAGTGTTGCTAGATGTAAAAAACGCAAGCGCTGATTTACTGTCAAACCAAGCGTTGCCAAGATGCCTAATGCCAGCGTTACCGTATGTCGCACCAGTATTCTCAAACAACAGCTCGTTGTAGTTTTGGTATGCTGTTCCAGATACAGTGGCAAGATTAGCGGCAATTCTAAGGTTTGTAGCGTCCTCATTTCCAGCAATTCGCATAGTGCCATTTACATCTAGCTTGTAAGCTGGACTAGTCGTTCCGATACCAACGTTGCCACCTGATGTGATACGCATACGTTCAGAATTCGCAGTACCTAATGAAACAGTGTTATCTGCTGGTCTGAATATAAATGCATCAGCAGTAGGAGCCGACTGATTTGACCTGAATATGTGCAAGTCTGAGCGAGATGTTCCATCAACATCAAGCGTAGTACCTGGACTAGTCGTACCGATACCAACGTTGCCAGCTGAGGTGATACGTACTTTTTCAGAGTTGTTAGTAGCGAAACGTAAATCAGCATTTTCAAAAAGATGCATTTGACCTAGAGAACCATTCCAGCCAATTCTTAATCCGTCCGTGTCGTTAGACCCAGTACCATCATCCGTAAATTGCATCTGAGTATTGCTTGCACTATGAATGTGCAATGGACGAACAGGACTAGTAGTCCCGATACCTACGTTGCCGCTATTTAGAATAGTCATTACACTATCGCTTATATCCACGTTAGTTCCATTGGCTTCGCTATTTTGCAGAAAGTGCATATCGCCTCTACCATTGGTAGAAGATAGTGTTTCGTACGCAATACCTCCTTTAAAATACGCATTGTCTTGGTTTGTATTTCCAAAAAAGTATGCAGAATAGTTACCGGCAACTTCAGTGCCATTACCTACTGAAATAAATCCACCTAATCCGGTTGCATATCTTTCAACCCTAATTCCTCCATCGTTTACGTGAAGCTTTTGAGCAGGACTCGTAGTTCCGATACCTACGTTGCCGCTTTGCTTAATAGAAAGTCTTTCGGCTCCACCTTGGTAAATAGAAAACCTGTTTTCGTTGAAATATCCTACATCTGAGAATAGACCTATATAGAAGTTTTTTAATACCTCTCCACTAGTTTGTGTTGATATATCCGATTCATCAAAAGTTGTTCCTGTAAATCCTAGTGCCTGATATTGAAAACCAGCAGCCGTAGAATAATAACCACCTATATTGGCAATTATTTTTTTATTTGTTCCAGAGGTTGTAGTATAGCTTTCTCCAATTTGAAGTAAACTGTCTGGACTAGTAGTACCAATACCAACGTTGCCTCCTGCCGATATGGTCATTCTCTGACCACCATTTGTAGCAAATGCAAGAGGTTTATTTTCATACTGCCATACAAAAGCGTGAGTAGCATTAAGACCTACCCTTAAGCCATCATTACCACCTATACCTTGGTCTGTAGTTTGTATTCTTAAACCAACGTTAGAGGTACTTCTTATATATGTCTCTCCATTTATTTCAGCACCTCCATTAACGTCAAGTGTATTTGAAGGAGTAGTAGTCCCGATACCAACGTTGCCACCGTTAGGTTGTAGAGACAAACCATAGTACGTACTTTGCGTCTTTGTTGCAGATTGCATCCAACTAACTCCACTCCCTAAAACCCCAGAGAATAATCCATATCCTTCTTCATTTTTTTGAATAGAGAATAATGCAGTTGCGGGTGTGCTACTATTTCCTCCTGATATTTGAAGCTTTGTGCTAGGACTCGTAGTCCCGATACCTATGTTTGTGCCGCTAGTGGCTCCAGATGACCCTGTATTTGGTTGATAAATAGTTAACCCATCAGTCAGTTCATTGCCATCATATTGTATGAGGTTTAAATGCGCTATTGCTCTATTACTATCTGCTCTGCCTGCTGAAACCAATAACCCTCTATCATTGCCCCCATTAATCAAAACAGAAGCACCACTATTGCTTTCGTCTTGATTTGTACCAAATCTAGCAACAAGATCGTAAGAGCCAGTAGTCCCTGTTTTTAATACTTGTAATTTTGGCGTTCCATTTGCAGCTCCCTCTTGACCAGATATAGTAGTCGTCCCGATACCAACGTTGCCGTCAGACTTTCTAATAGTAAGTACGTCTGAAGAAGTTCCGTAAGAGTATATTGCTAGTGCATCTGTTGTTGAACGATATCTGATTTGCATATCGTTAACATCACTGGTGTTAAAGTCTATCCCTGGGTCTCCACCAGATACACCGTTTAATCTAACTACTCCCTGCCCTCTTAGTTCAAGTTGTCTTCCTGGACTCGTAGTTCCGATCCCTACGTTGCCGCCATCACGAATGGTTAAAACGTTACCCGTATCATCAAGTCTAATGTTGAAATGCGGTGTGTCTGCACGCAACTCCATCGTAGGCTCAGAATTAATCCTAGTATCGTAGATGTTAAGCTGTGCGTACTTAGCTGCTGCTTGAGAGTATACTGTAGCTGTTGGATAAGAATCTGCCTCAAATCTAGCTACTTCCCAAGAAGCATCTTTAACAACGTGTAGTGAAGTACTAGGACTAGTTGTTCCGATACCTACGTTGCCTGAAGTATCAATCATCATTCTTTCAGAGCCATTAACCCAGAAATCTAATGTTTCACCTGTACCTGTTCCTCCGTCTTTTCCTGCTTCTATTCTTAAGGCTCTTTCTGTCGTGTATAAATGACCAAAAGAGTTTGTAGAATTTTGAACTAATAATGTTTGATTACCTGTTTGACCAGTGTGGGCAATTATCAAGCCTCTAATAGAAGATGTAGCACCACCTTCAATTTTTATATTTCCAGAGTCAACCTGTAATTTTTCACCTGGATTCGTAGTTCCGATGCCTACGTTGCCTGCCGAAGTAATAGTCACTCTAGTGGTGTCGGCTGTAAACAGACCCATACTACCGTTACTATTTTCTTCTTTTATACCAAGCTTTTGCGTATCGTCACTACGTCTTTTGAGTAATACATAATCATTATAATTATTGTGTGTTACTCTAATTGCTGTTTGAGCCTGATGATTAGTGGTTACATCCAACTTAGCCCCAGGACTAGTAGTCCCGATACCTACGTTGCCTCCATCTAGTATTGTAAATACTTCTGTAGTGTCATCAAAAATGTTTACTAAGTCAGCAGTACCTGTTCCCTTTACATAAAGGACTGGTGCAGAATTGTTATCGCTTATAACACCTAAATCCCCACCAACAGCATTATGACCTATTTGTCTATTTGCTGATATATAACTATGAAACTTACCAACAGGATTAGTAGTTCCGATACCTACGTTGCCAGTTGAACCTTCAATGGTCATATCTACCGATTCATTCGTACCGAAACTTAAATTTCTTAACGAAGAATTATGGTAAATGTGTGCTTTTGTACTATCTAATGCAATACCTAATGTGTAACCTAATCCTTCTACCGATAACTGTCCAACACCAGAGTTAGCTGCTGATATGTTTGTTGCATCTACTATATGTAGTTTAGAGCCTGGACTCGTAGTCCCAATACCAACGTTGCCTGCTGCTGAAAGAGTCATTGTATTGCTAGACCCAGAGTAAAGGTATAGATTACTTTGCGAGTGAAGATAATGGCTCGTTCCATCATCACTTAATATAGTGCCTCCATTAAGTTTAAACTCAACCCCAGATTTTACTAGGTCTACCGTTGCGTTTATTTTTTTAGTTTCTGCCATTCTTTATGATTATAAGTATGATGTGTCTATTGCTGCTCCCACGTGTTCTATAGTTACATTAGGACTGTATGAAGCTGTGCCGCTGCGTGATACAAAGGTAAACGTTCTAGTAGTGCCTACAGCATCTACAGTGATGTCAAATTGATTGTCTCCTTCGTCAATTACCTTCTTGACATTCCAAGATGTTCCTGATGTATTCCAACAGCTGTATACTATTCTTTGGTAAGACCCAGTGTGTCCATAACAAGTAAATATAAACATTGCCGAAGCACCGTTGAAAGAAGATACAAGACCAGCAACAGCATTACCTGTTGTGCTAAGTGAAGGATATCCTTTAGTGTATGTAGTCTTTCCACCCGCTTTTATTGTTCCGTCTACAGTAAGATCTGTATTTGTCTGCTTGGTCGTTGTCCCGAAAGCAACAGAGTTAGTAGTGGTAGACCCTCTATCTGTTACGCTGTCTAATGTATCTTCAATGGTAGAGGTGTCAACAGTGATGTTACCTGAAGCATCTGATTTGAGGTAACCAGCTGTGTATTGATGCAGCCGTAAAGAACCATCGCTCTTAATACTCATCTGCTTAGTACCACCAAGCGTGTGAGTTGTAGCAGTATGTGTCCAGAACTGAATCTCTGTTGCTGGGTTTATTTCATACGGTCCGCCACCTATAAAAACTGTATTGTAAGTAGAGGTAGACAAAGAACCAATAATAGCCACACCAGCAGAACCACTTCCGTTTCCAGAACCAGTGCTTTGGTTGTAGTGCGAACCTGCCAGGAAACTCCATTTAGTTGTTCCACTACCAGTCTCGCCAATAAGCATAGAACCACCATTACTGTTACCTCCCTTAGCTACGTGTAGTATAGATTGAGGAGATGTTGTACCGATACCTACGTTGCCTGTAGAGGTATCAATATACATACTAGTACCATTAGTACTGCTACCAAACTTAATATCTCTATTACCGTCTGATTCTAATGCTAATGCTCCAGAACCGTTTACAACCCTACCGACATATGTTGCAGCTGACCCTACTCTCCAACTTCCTGTGGTGTAGGCGTCTCCGTTAACGTATAACTTATCAGAAAATGCTGTTGAAGTTGCGTTTACCAATAACCTTCCTGATGCGTCAATACGCATTCTTTCGGTATTATTTGTACCGAATGCAAGAGCATCTGTGTTTGGAGTTTGAATAGTTTTGTGAGCAGCACCATTACCTCTCAAAGTAATACCTGCAAACCTATCTATCTCTACGTAGTTTACGTTGGAATCATCTCGTACTGTTAACGTACCATTACGTACATCTAACTTAGCCCCAGGATTCGTAGTCCCGATACCTACGTTGCCATCTCCTTGGACTCTAAGTATATTGTTGGAGGATTGCGTACCTATAGAAACAAAGTCAGAAGCGCCTACGGCTTGTATGTATATATCACCGTCTGTTCTTGATGACCTATATGTTTCAGCATAGAAGTTTGTTCCTTGTATTTCTCCTGCAACATCTAATTTTTTAGAAGGACTCGTAGTCCCGATACCAACGTTGCCACCACCAGTTATAGTCATTCTTACAACATTGCCTGTAACTAAAGTGATAGGCTTAGAATGGTATTGCCAGATATTCAATGAATCTACGCCACCGTAAGCTGTGTTTGTAGATGAGTTTAGCAATATACCAGGGTGGTAAGTATGACCAAAGTCACTTTGGAATCCTATACCAGCATAAGAGTTAGTACCATCATCCGTGTTCTCAATAAGAACCTTATTAGTACCTGTTACATCTCCAGAGATATGAAGCTTTGTGCTAGGACTCGTAGTACCAATACCAACGTTGCCATCAGATTGAATACGTACTGTTTCCGACCTAGTTCCGTTGTGTCTATTAGTAAATACAATATGACCGCTAGATACATTAGAGGTCTGTACAACACCTATAGAAGCTTCCCCTGTAGTCTGTCCTTCATACCCGGTTACAAGGAATCTGATATGCGCTGATTGATTGTTACCAGAAGTATTCTTTCTCTCAATGATAAAATCTTTCTGGTAATTTGCAGCAGTGTAAAC